ATTACTGTAGCAGATGCGTATGTACCATTATTAAATGCTATCTCTCCAGCACCGGGGTCTGCATCAGATGTACTTGTATCAAACTTATAAAAATATCCTGGTATTGCACCATCTTCTCCAGAAGCTACAAAAGAAACAAATACTTTATCATCATTAGCAAAAGTACCAGCACTATCAATATAAACTAAACTTATTTTAGAATAACCAGTAGCATCTGTAATTGCACCTGTAACTTTAAATACCATCCAAGTATCTAATGT